AGTGCCCTCAAAGTGCGGCATATCCTCATTCTCAATAGCCTCCTCCAAGTCCATCACAGCATCGATGTAGAACGATGAGTATGGGTCTACCAACGTCTTGAGCAAAGCCTGACCTTGCTCATTTAACGTGTAAAGTTTCTTTGCCATAACTTCTCCCTTTTGAAAACGGCTACTTGTATTTCACCACAAAAAACTACCAAATCGACTAAGTAGTTTCCCTAATAGACAACAGGGCTTTCGCCCTGCTGGATTAGTTGTACTTCTTGATAAGCGCCTTGAGTTTGCGTACCTCACCACGCGCCCACTTCTGGTCATAAGGCCCATCCTGCAAATCACCCGATAAAGCGTCGCCGTTAATGTGTCCAGCCTCATGGAACGTGGACAAAACGTACTCGGCCTCATGCACGATTTCGGCATCGGTGTAGTCTTCAATTTCTTTGCTGTCGTCGGCAGATATGCCTTCCAACGTCGCGTACAACTCATCAATGTTAACCGCCGCTTTGATGATTGCTCTCATGTTGCTATCTCCCTAAAAGTGGGGCTTTCGCCCCGTTGGTTTTACTCTGCTATCGGGTCAAAAATCGCGGCGTCAGTGTAGTCGCCAAGAATGCGTGTCTTGTACAGACCGCCGTTGATGCGAACAATGTCTCCATCACGCACAGGCTCCTCAAGCCGCAGGCGCTGGCGCTCTGCGATCTCCTCATCGGTGTAGCTTGATTGAATGCAAATACTTTTTTGCAACGCCCAAAATATGCCGTCGTCCCGATCTTGGTAGCCAAGGCGCATAACGCACTTGAGTGTTCTTACGCGGCTAAAGCCAGAGAACTCTAGGCTAAAGACCACATCACGATTACGCATATCGGTGTTAAATGCGATTTCGCGGATTGTTTCGGTTGCGTTCATTTGGATACTCCTGTTGTGTTGCGATGTGTTAATTATGGCATAGAAAAAACACAATCTGCTCTAGGGGTTTTCCCTAATTTTCAAAAATAATTTTGTGGGTCATAGTTGAGGCAACATAGGAGGCGACCGTGGAAACTTGGAATAACTTTATGGCAGACTTAAACGCGCTGGTGCGGCAACAGCCCGACACAGAGATTGAGGCTGTGCTGTGGCTGAACAGCCTGATGTACAACGCTCACCAAGCGATTGAGACTATCCAGCGCAACGACTTAAACAAGGAAAACTTTGGAGGCACAGACTGATGCACGACCCAGTAAACAACCCAGCGCACTACATGGCTCACCCCAGCCACGTTGAGTGCATAGACATAACCGAGCACATGAACTTCTGTCTTGGCAACGCTGTCAAATACATCTGGCGCGCCGACCTCAAGAACGACGCCATTGAAGACTTGGAAAAAGCGGTTTGGTATTTACAACGTGAGATCGGACGGCGCTCAAAATCGTGATATAGTTAAGTGAGACACGGCTAGATCGGACTAATTACCCGATCGAATGGAGTTCCTCCCTCTCCCGCCGTTGTTTCTTTTTTAGGGAGCGTTTAAAAAGGTGAGCAATGTTCTACTACTCATTTAACATCGGTGACTACCAGAGTCACACATCGCACCTTTCCGAAATGGAAGACCTTGCATACCGCCGTATGCTTGATTGGTGCTACCTCCACGAAAAACCACTGCCCGACGAAGTTGATGAGATAGCGAGGCAGATAAGGATGCGTTCGCATAGCGATTGCATTGCGGTCGTATTGCGAGAGTATTTCGTTCGCATTGATGACGGCTGGGTTTCAGAGCGAGTTCAGTTTGAGTTATCCAAGATAGCAGACAAGTCAGACAAGGCTCGCAAGTCCGCAGAGGCACGTTGGAGTACAAAGAAGACCAATGCGAACGCATCAGAAACGCATAACGGTCGCAATGCTATACCAATACACCAAGACACCAATACACAAATACACAAAGTAAGAGCAACTGCCGTTGCACCGCCTGACGGCGTATCACAATCTGTTTGGGATGATTTTGTCAAACAGCGCAAAGCTAAGAAGGCTCCTGTCAGCGATACGGTCATCACGAAGATTCGCAACCAAGCAGAAAAGGCTGGCTGGTCACTTGAGGACGCCTTGGCAGAAATATGCGCTAGGGGATGGACTGGGTTTAACGCTGAATGGGTGAAAGAAAAGCAGACGTTTGCCCAAGTTGCCGCTGACGTGGCTCGGACTACTGTGCCAGCACCAGCCAACCAAGACGCCGCGTTAAAAAGCATAATCGCCGACCGTGAGAACTGTTCACCTCCACCAGCGCACATCCGCGAGATGATGAAAGGTATTCTGGGGGTGAAAAATGCGTAAGCGCTCGAAGTACAAACCAAAAGGCGTTAGGTTGGACGCAATGCACTGGGTGGTCAGCGGGATGACAAAGGTATCCGCAAAGGAATCTGAGTACGTCACGATGCATCTGAAAAACATGAGTGCGCTTGACTCGCTGACAAAAGGCACGGCAACACGACAAGAAGCCGACATCATTATCGGGGTCATAAACGTCGCTGAGGCGCTTTGTATGCTTGGGGTAGGGTCAGAGTACCGTCAGCTAGTTTTAGACGCTTCTAGCGCCCTCTACGACGTTTGCAAGCGGTCTCTTGAGTTAAACGATAGGTTCATCTGCACCGGAGTTGAGTTGACGTCCATTAAGGTTGGATTTGAAGTCCACGACGCTCAGTTGGAGGTGTGTACCTTGGCGATGCTTGACAAAGCCTTAGACACAATCGCGGCTACATTGAAACAAAAAAAGGGGAAGATTATCAATGCCTAGAAAACTGGTACAGATTGACCATGCGATGCTCTGTAAAACAATTAGAATTTTTGAGTTTCAAGAAAAGAAATACAGCGCGCATGACTTGGCTGATGATTTGCAAATAGCCATTTTGACTTCTTGGAGGTGGTGTCGCGCTTTACACGCATATGACATCATCCATATCTGTGATTGGCGGCAAGACAAGCTAGGCCGTTATCAAACGCCTGTGTACGGCTGGGGTAGTAAATTAGACAAACCAAAGCCGCGCAAAACCAATTTAGACAGGCGGCTTGAGTACGAGCGCAGGAAAGAGGAGCGAAAGCAAGCAAGAGTAGAAAAGAAAGAAAGGGCAGAAGAAAATGCACGAATATCTGAAGGAGCAAATATATGTTGATTTCATGGTCGGTTTGGTTTTTATATTTATCGTTCATACTGTTTGTTTTTATGCTGGCGTTGCTTATGCACTCGCGTGCGGGTGACTACGAATGAGCACAATAAACAAACCACAAAACCCAGTAGCTTGGGTAACTTCCGAATCTCTGCGAAGTTTGCAAAGGGGTGGCAACAGAAAAGGTACTGTACCAGTTCACGGAGCACCAAGTTATAAGTCAAATTCACCTTTGTACGCAGAACCGCAAAAACGTGAATGGGTTGGGCTGACGGATGAGGAGATTGAAAAGTGCATCGCACTTGCAAACCCAATAGCAATTTTTGAAGAAGTTGAGGCCAAGCTGAAAGCGAAGAACACATGAGCAAAACACTAGCCAACAAAATATTAGATAGGATTCGTGATGGTGCAATCTACCCTCCCCACGTCGTTGACGAAGCCCTCAAAGCAACGGGCGACTTGGAAATCCCCATTTACTGATGAGCAACGCGCCCACTTTGAAAAGATTGCCGCACAGCAAAAGCGAATTGACGATATGGCAACGGCGCGTGAGTTGGTGCAGATGTTTTACGCCAGAGACAAGGCCGAGCGCAACACTTGGCTACGGGAGGCGTTAAACCGCATCGCTAGTAAGCGGGGTTCTGGGTACGCTAACACCATCCGTACGATGATGACAGCCGTTAGGGAGAACGAATTTGAAAATGACATTACGGAACAGCCAGCAGGGGGTGGAGCAGATGCGCCAACTGTGGGAAAAGATGAAGCCAGCGCTGGATAGCGGTGTTGCTTTGGTGGTTCAAGTTGACAAGGAAACCCGCACGCAAGACCAAAACGCGCTGTATCATTCCATCATCAACCAGATCGCTAAACAGGCTCGCCATTTGGGTTCTACTTGGGACACC